CTGGTAAGAAAATCAGAATTGGTGGGTAAATGGAAGAAGAGTTTGAACAACCAATAGTCATAGGTGAGACTGACTTTGAACCACCTGTGGTTTTGGATGAAGACTTTGAAAGTCCTATTGATCTAGGCACAACTATTAAGACTCAATCACCTGCAGTACCACAAGGTGTTGATAACTCTTCGTATGTTGATTTAGATAATATCTTTGCGGAGTATGGACGTAAGCTAATTAAAGAGGACATCGTAAAAGATGATCGTCTTATGGAAGTTATTCGTTCTAATCTAGAATCTAGATTTACCAGAGGTGGTGTACTTAGCAAAGTTAGACGTGGTATTACTGGTCTAGGTGGTGGTGCTATTGGTGGACTATCTTCTCAAGACTACCGTGAAATGAGTAACGATAAAGTTTTTGAAATCTGGCAGAACTATCAACGTTCTTTTGCTGGTGGTCAAACTGTAACCACAGCTAATGAGATTGCCTACGGTATGTCAGCAGATGATAGCATCAAAGCAAAGCTTGGTGCTGGCTACCTACTCTTTGATCAAATGGATAATGCCTTTACTGGTGAAGGTTCATGGGCAGAGATGGGAGATGCTATCTGGGACTACGGCAAGTCTGCAGTCTATGATCCATCAACAATTCTATCGCTAGGTATTGGTAAACTGATTGGCTTTGGTGGAACTAAGGCAAGCTCTGCAGCTGCACGTAGACTAATGACTAAAGCTTATCAGCAGCAGATCAAAAAGGGTGTAGCTAAACAAACAGCTCTTGGTAATGTAGGTAAAGCAGTAGCCTCAACACTACCTTATGCCACAGCTGATGCACTAATCGGTGCAGGAGTTGATGTAGCATACCAATCACAATTAATTGATGTCGGTGTACAGAAAGAATATGAAGCAGCTCAGACAGCACTTGCAGCGGCAGGTTCTCTTGTTGTTATCCCAACATTAAAAGGTGTAGGTGCATCTGTCAAAGAGTTTCGTAAGAGTGATCTAGCTCCACAGTTCTTAGCTTACAGAGAGTTTGATCAGAATCTGGTTAAGATCGGCTTTGAGCAAGCTAAAAAAGAACTTGATAAACGTGTCAAAAAACAAGTTCTTATTGATTCTGTCGATGAGAGCTTTGGACTTATTAAAGGTGACACAAGAGATCTATTAGCTTGGCCAGAGTTTAGAGCTAAAGCTAATGAACGTGTTGAAGTACGTGGTGAAAAGTACAGTGATGATGAAGTAACCAATGCGTTCTTCCAATACTTCTGGTTAGGTACTCCTGATGGAAAAACTAAAGGTTACTTCCAAGCACTGAAAGAAGCTGGGTTTACCATTCACGAGTCTATGCTTGAAGAAATAAATCAAAAGACTGGTAGACGTATTGGTAAAGCTGGTGTCTTTGCACAGACAATTAAATACTTAGGGCCATCCAAAGTAAAACAGATTGTGAATAAGTTTGAAAAAGATACAGGGTATAAACTAAAGTTTATAGATGAAGATGGTACAGTAATTCCAGGATCTAAAGCTACTCCAGTAAGTCTTGCATCACACTTTGCACGTCAAGCAAGTCTTGGTGGTGAAAGCTTGTGGCTAGTCTCTCATCTCAGTCGTTTAGAAAAAGCTGGTATGGACATCACAGATGCAGCTGAACTTGCTGGTGGTGCTGTTAAAGCAGTAGACGATCCAAAGCGTACGCAGTACGTGATGTCTCTTTATAAGAGATTGCTTACCTCACACCTATCTACAACTGGTGCCAACATAAAAGGCTTCAGTCAGCTTGTAAGCATCAACAGTCTTGCAGACTTTTTCACTGCTGCAGTCAACCTAGGTCAAGCAGGTGTAGCTAAGGTAGCTGGTAACGAAGGAGCTGTAGAAAAGTTTATGAACAGGTCTTACGGCTCTGCACTTGGTGCTGTTCGTCGTGGTGTAGATGTATTCTCTCCTGACATTCCTATGGAATATGCAGACAAGATGTTTGAACTAAGTCCTGCAACTGCTGAAAAACTATTTAGAGATATTGCAGGTGATGGTGGTGTACGTGATGCTTTGTCTGATTTTAATTTAGATAAGATCAAACGTACTGGTGCACTTGAAGGTCTAGACGAAGTAGAGCAACTAGCTTGGAAAGGTGCTGATGTAGTAACTAAAGGTGCTCAGACACTTACTATGGTTAGGGTACAAGACGAGCTAACTAAACGTTGGGCATTCGGTACTAACCTCAATCAAGCTATCATGCGTGAATATGGCATGACCTTTGAAGAGTTCTTTAACCCTACAAAAGCTAACTGGTCTGCTGTTGAAATGTCTACAGAAAGATTCCAGAAGAACGTTCTTGATAAGGCAGTCTTTAGAACACTTAGAGAGACAGCTTCTGTAAACTGGTCTACTCTTCCTGGAAAAGAAAGCTTAATCTCTGCAAGAACTTGGGCAAAAGGTATTGAAGGATTTACTAACAGAACACCGCTAGGTTTTGTTGTACCTTTTGGTAGCTTCTTAAACACTACAGTAGCAACTATGTCAGACCTTACTGGTATCAATGCTATGAGGTTTGGTGTCAAGAAAATGACTGGTCAAGAGTTAGACTTCGCAACTCGTGAAGGTGCAGAATCTCTAGGTAGGATGGCTGCAGGTTGGTCACTGATTGCCACTGGTATCTTTGTCGCAGGTGGTGCTAAGGATCGTATTGAAAACAATCTAGCTTATAACCAAGACATACAAGACGATGGTTCAATTCAAGACAGAACTTATGACTGGCCTGTATCTACAATGAGATTACTATCTCAAATCGGTGGCCACGGTTTAGGTCAAGACAACCAGTGGAATTGGAGTGAAGTTCCTGCAGACCTTTGGAAAGAGCTTGGAGTTCAAGTTGGTGGTCAAGCTGTAAGAGACCTTGATGAAGTAGGTCAAACCATTGTGTATGCAAGTGAGCAAGCTATTGATGGTAACTTTCAACCTTTGCAAGACATGTTAGACGGAGCTAAAGGTAGAATTGTTCAAGGTTTTACAAGACCCCTTGATCCAGTCAACCAAGTGTGGGGTATGGTATCTGACGCTGAGATGAACCCTGATCGCCGTCAAGGTGCAGAGGTCCAAAACCAAATGCTTCGCTATATTGAAAATATAATTGGTGGTAATGAAGAAGGTCGTCCCAAACGTGCTACACCTACAAGAGGTACACAGTTTGTTCCTGACATCGGTAAACAAGTGTTAGGTAATAGAACACTACAAGTTCCTAACCTGATCGAGAAGATGATGAACGCTGCAGGTAGACCTTATTGGAAAGCTATAAGGTTTGATGGACCTGCAGAGATTAAAAATAAAATGGATGCATTGGCAGCACCATTCTTTGAAACAGCCGCACTAGAATACTTAAAGAAAAACCCTGACTACTTTAGACTACCACTCAAAGATAAAGAAAAGATTCTTGATGAGATAGGAGCTGAGGTCAGAAAGAATGTAACAAGTGTTGTAGAAAAAGGTATGCCAAAAAGTATCAACATTCTTCGTACACTGTCTAATAAAAATAAGAAACAAGTTAGAAACGTAATGAAGTTCTTACAGATTGAAGGTGAACTAGAGGACTTGTTAAAAGAGGAGGAGGGTCTTCAACAGCTACTACGAATACAGACTCTAGTTGATAACTATGACGATATATTCTACGGAGACTTAAACTTAGACTAAAATAAAAGGGGGCATCAAGCCCCCCTCTTTTTATGTATCATCATCTAACATATAATCTGCCCAATCATATGCTTGCCGCTTTATTTCTCGCATATCGTTACTCGACCTGCCACCAGCCAATAGACCACTTAATGCCTGACCTGCCAAGTAGATTCTTGCAGTCAGGGTTTTTGTTGCAGGAGCCTTACGCTTTTGCTGAGTGAACTTCTTTGCTTCTTTCTCTAAGCTCTCTTTCAATTACCAGCTCCTTGTTTTTGAAATAGGCTTTGTTAAAACCCATCTCCCAATCCCTATTATCTTTTGTATTAACTTGGTAGGGATTACCCAAGTCACCTCTGAGGAAGGATTGATAGCCTTCGTTGAACGGTTTCATCTTTTGCTTTGATGTTGTATTAGTGCTTCTAGGTACCATCTTGCTTTCTTTAAATCCTCTAGACCATTTTTGTAACGCCAACGATGTAAGTACTTCGCAACGTTGCCCCGATAATAACCGATAAGTTCCTCGTCTGTCAAGATATCTTTGATATAATCAATACATTCAATGTCACCTTGACCATAATGAGGAGGTTGGTTTACGTTATCTGTCATAGTATAATCAACTCCGCTTCTGTGTATGGAATGTGAAAGAA